ACTGCCCGTGTTAAAATAGATGAAAGAAATTATACCCCGCAAGAAATTTCTGCAATGGTGCTTCAGAAAATGAAGAAAACAGCGGAAGACTATCTGGGTCATGAAGTTACCGAGGCTGTAATTACCGTTCCTGCATACTTTAACGATGCTCATCTGCAGGCTACCAAAGAGGCCGGAGAAATTGCCGGACTCAACGTGAAACGAATCATCAATGAACCTACAGCCGCAGCTCTGGCTTATGGTTTTGATAAGAAACAAAAAGATATGAAAATTGTGGTGTTTGATTGTGGTGGTGGAACTCACGACGTATCTGTACTTCAGTTGGGTGATGGAATATTTGAAGTGTTGTCTACTGATGGAGACACTCATTTAGGTGGAGACGATTTTGACCAAGTAATAATTGATTTCTTGGTGTCTGAATTCAAAAAAGATAATAATATTGATGTCTCCAAAGACCCTATGGCGTTACAACGATTGAAGGAGGCGGCAGAAAAAGCAAAAATCGAACTTTCATCTGCGGTTTCTACAGAAATCAATTTACCATATATCATTCCTGTAGATGGAATTCCTAAACATTTAGTAACAAGTTTAAGTCGAGCTAAATTTGAACAATTGGTTGATAATTTGGTACAAAGGACAATCGAACCTTGTAAAACCGCAATTGCAAAAGCAAATCTCACAATTGGTGAAATTGATGAAGTAATTTTGGTTGGTGGTTCCACTAGAATACCCGTGATTCAAAAGGCAGTAAAGGATTTCTTTGGTAAAGAACCCAATAAGAGTGTTAATCCTGACGAAGTTGTGGCATTGGGGGCAGCAATACAAGGGGGAGTATTGGGAGGTGATGTTACTGATGTATTATTGTTAGATGTGACACCATTATCTTTGGGAATCGAAACTATGGGTGGAGTGTTCACAAAACTGATTGAATCAAACACAACGATTCCAACCCAAAAATCACAAGTATTTTCAACAGCTGTTGATAATCAACCAAGTGTTGAAATTCACGTACTTCAAGGAGAACGACCAATGGCAAATGATAATAAAACAATTGGAAATGCTCGTGGAGGCTTAATCCAAAAAATTGAAAATAAACCAGTTCAATTCGAAGTTATATTTGATATTGACGCAAATGGTATAATCAATGTGTCGGCTCTTGATAAAGCAACTAATAAAAAACAATCAATTCGAATTGAATCAGCAACAGGTCTTTCTAAAGAGGAAATACAAAGAATGAAAAATGAAGCCGAATTAAACGCAGAGTCAGATAAGAAAAAGAAAGAAGAAGTTGATTTAATTAATAACACTGACAATTTAATTTTTCAAACTGAAAAAACTTTGAAAGAAAATGGAGATAAATTTCCTCAAGATAAGAAAACAGAAATTGAAAATTTGATTGTAGAATTGAAAAAAGACTTAGGTTCCAAAGATGTTGAATCTATAAAATCTAAATCTGAAAAGTTGGGAAATTTGGTATCTGAAGTTGTGAGCGAAATGTACAAAAACACTCAATCAACAGATACAAGTGGTCAACCCTCGGATGTTGAGTTTGAAGAAGTTAAGTAAAACAAAAAACCCCTCTTTTGAGGGGTTTTTCTTTTAATCCTTTTTGGTTGCCTTTGTCACTTTATCTTTAGTTGCGGTAAATTTGTCAACTGATGACAAACCTAAACAACCAAATGCTAATAAAGCAACTGAGTTTACCAATACTGGTGATGGAGCGACATCTTCCGTAGAAAAAGAATTGTGATACATCGTTACACATAAAGCTAGTGCACACATAATACCAACAAATCTTTTTGACGACGGACTTCCCGTTTCATCTTTAAAAAGACCAGCAATCCAATTGAATAATTTCATAGACTTGGTTTTTTGTTTTATCGGCCTTGACCTCTGTATTTCTTCGGTTTTTCAGATTTAGGTCCGTAGCTTTTTTTCGCTTTACCTGTTCTTTTTACCCCGAAAGAAATTTTTTTTGAACTTGACTCCTTAGATACTTTTGTTTTTGCCATTTAAAATTAATTTTTATTAATTATAAATAGTTTACTTTTTTTGGATTTCACCTATAATGTACGATTTTATATAAATAAAAAAGGGGAGTAGCGAATTCCCCTTTTTAATTGTTATCATTAAGATAACGGCCCTCTGTGGTAGAGTTATTTTCCTTTAATTACAAATAAACAACGTTTTAGATATTCTTTAGCTCTTGGACTTGGGTCTTGGTGCTTTAAAACTTTTTCGATATCTTTAACCAATTCTTCTCCGTGTTCGTTTTCTTTATAAAGTTCTAAAACCTTATCCATCGCGCTTGAACAACCACTATTTGTTTCGTCGAAATATTTTTTATTTCTAAATTTATTTAAGTGATTTAACAATTCGTATGATATGTGTTCACCTTTATCACTTATATCATTATGAAGTCTTAAAGTTTTAAGAATGTCTAAAGCATCAATCATACCACTAATACCACCATTTCTTTTGTTTAATTTTCCAACATAACTTGAATACTCATTATGGTCTCCAACTATTTCTTCTAATGGAATTGTATTTGTAGTTAAACATCTTTCTTTTTCTTCATTGTTTTTTGGTTCTGATTGTTCAGAAACATAATTATGAAGAACTTTTCTAATTTTATTTTCTAATATAGTATTCTTTGACATTTGAATATTTTTTTATAAATATCTCAAAATACGGAATTATTCCGAATCTTTTATGGATAAATAACCAAAGGTCTGTTGAAGCCAAAAGTCAAAAATAAGTAGACAGGTCCACCATTTCAACTCACTTGTGATTTCAAAATCAAAACTGGCGTGATATAATAGAGAAATCATTTTGTAAATGACGAACATTCTAATCAAAAAGAAAATAAGGTTAAAAAAAAGTTTCATATTAGAAGTATATCAATATTTATAAAAAAAACAATTATGGAATTAGTATCCAAAACGAATGTTTCAAAAAATTTGGAATATCATTTAGAAAATAATCTTACTCTTTCTGAGTCAGTTTTTAGAATTTATTCAAAATCATATTTCGATTTAATAAACGAAGTAAGAGAACTTTATGATAAAGAAAAAATAAAACTGAATGATGAGGACGCTTGGATAGTAGAATCCGATTTGGGTAAAAAAGTATTATTAGAAAATGGTGAAGAAGTTTGGTTAGACGCACCGATTTATGAGGAAGAACTTGACGAGATAATTTCTGAGGCGGAGCATCGTGGAAAAAAAGTAAAACTTGGAAGTCCATTTAGAACACCAGGAGGTCCAAAAAAGTTTGCGGTGTACGTTAAAACTCCAAAGGGTACGGTAAAAAAAGTTACATTTGGCGACCCAAATTTGAGAATAAAAAATGCAAGTCCAGGTCGAGCTAAATCATTTAGAGCTCGTCATAAATGTGACCAAAAGAAAGACAGAACTACTGCAGGATATTGGAGTTGTAATGTTGCAAGATACAGAAAAAAATTAGGATTAAAATCATCAAGAACTTGGTAGTATGTCAAAATTCACAGACACTGAATTTCCTCATAGTCCTGACTTGAAAAAATTCAGTTCAATTCTTAAAAATTTAAAAAAACTTTTTGACCTGAAATTTAAGGAAAAATATGGTAAGTTAGAATTTTCTTTTCCTTATATGAGTATTGCAAAAGACCAAAGTATGTATAAAATAACGTTGTACATTGGTATAGATTTTCAGTATTCAGGGTTTAATAAAATACGTCATAAGTTTTTAGAAGATTTGGATGAAGTTTTAACTTTACTTGGGGTTTCATTATTATCTGAAGATGAGATGAATTGGCAATATATTCATAATAACAAAATTATGGGTAAAAATATGGACCCAATAGAGTATTTCAGGGAAAGAAATAGTAAAAATTATTTTATTGTGATAGACAACAAAGGAAATATAATAGAAGAGTCACAAAACAAATATAATGGACTTCCATTTGAACAAAAAAATAAAGATGGTAAAAACATTCGAACATTTTCTAATTTAATAAATGAGGAAGAATTGAAGTGGCATTTTGATGAAGAAAATAGAATTATCAAACCATTGAATGAAACCGATTGGAGTTTTCAAATAGATGACCATATTCCAATTAGATTAGAAAAAGGTAAAAAAATATTAATACCAGAAGGAAAATATCATCGTTTGATAAAAGGTACCGGGGATTTAACTTTAGAAGTTAAATTTATAAAAACAAAGAAAAAAAATCCTTAATTTTCAATAGGTAATATATTGTTTTGTTGTAGACAATATAAATTATATCAGAAAAAAACTCTTTCATTTTATTCATATAAATATAATCAATAATTTTTATATTTATAAATGGTATGATGACCCAAAAACAAATATCATTGGCGAATAAACACTTATCAACTGAAGTTTTCACAATTGATTCTAAGTTTCATAACATTGAAGTAAAATTCGACTACAAAATCGAAATAATTGGAAATGGTGATGTTATTAGGATGGGTGATTGGACAAATTGTTATTTGATAGAAGCCACGATTTTCAATATGAATAAAACTATGGAATTGATTGCAAAAGAAAGTGAATTAAGTGAAACGACTTTAGGCCAAACATTGACATATCCCATAGAAGACAAAGCACAAAAATTTATAAAATTGTTGGACCCATCAAATAAATGTGTAATTTTAGAAAATTTTAATTTTGTTTTTGAAAAACAAGAAGATATGAAAAACATTTCTGAATCAAAAAAGTTAAGACTTCCAACTCGAATAGTTATTCAAGATATTATTGAACAACTTAAGAAAAAAAAGTCTGGAACCTTCTATCTTCCATCGGAAGATTTTTATAGTTTCGAAAATTTTTATACAGATTTCAGTGTTGAATTAACATTAAAAAAAACAAAACAAGACGTTCCTCCAAAACTTACAGGATATTATGTTCCTGATGAAGACGTTATTGAAGTTTTAATTATTTTCAATCCCGAAAATTTAGAAAAACATTTATATAATATAACAGCCGAATTGAATGATATCATCACACACGAGTTAACACACATTAAACAAAGTTATAGTGGTGAATTACCCAAAAAAGATAATCAAGAATCGGGTTTAAAATATTATTCACAACCTCACGAAATTGAAGCTCAATATCGGGGATTTAAAAGATTGGCTAAGTTACAAAAAAAACCATTTGATGAGATTGTAAAAAATTGGTTTCTAACCCACAAAGACATTCACAAAATGGATGAAAAAGATTCAAATGAGGTAATAAATAAAATTTTAAGTTATAAATAATGGACAAAAAATTACTGGAGAAAAGAAGAAAAATATTATCTCATTACATAGTTACAAAAACAGAAATATCACCAAATGACATTGAAATTGATGTTTTTAGTGATGGAAAATTAGGTGAAATAGACTACCTGTATTTAGATATAAATTATAAAACAAGACAATTTATTTCATTAGGAAGTGCATCGAGAGAAATCCACTTTTTAAAAATTGTAATGGAAAGGTTTTTAAACAACCACATAATTTCAAATACTTTAGAATTCAAGGTTCAACAAAATGCAAATATGACGTTTGTCGAAAAATTATTTGAAATTAATTACGACCGAGATACGGAAATAATGACTATAAATTGTGGTTATGAAATTGAAACAAAAAGTTTTAGTTAATTTTCTTTTGGAAATCTTCCGAAAATTTTCTTGATAAAATTAACCACCGCCTCAGAACCCAAAGTCAAAACACCATAAGAAACCAATCTCATTCCGATTTCTTTATAGTCATCAAAAGACAATGCTCCTGAATCCCAAGCGTTTATTAACAATGGAAGAATTGGAATTATGAACGTATAAGATAACATTTTTCTAAGTTTATCTATTGTTACCCCAATTGCAGACATAAAATTATTGAAAGATAAAATAAGTTCAGTTACTTTTTGTTTGGATTCGATAAAAGCATCGAATAATTTTTTTTCTTTCAATTTTTGAACCAATTTACTTACTTGGTCTTTGTTTTCTGTAAAATACGTTGATATAAGTGCAACCATAATCAAACTAATGTCTGTAGAAGAAAATGAAGGAAACTTTCCTGATATAAAATCCTCAACAGGACCCATAAAACCACCAATACCCGCTCCCCAAGTTAAAAGGAATGAAAAGTCAAGACCTGTAGTTTTGAGAGTATCTTTTATAATTTTATTAGTTAATTCTATACTTTTTTCTATCCGCGAATCAAGTTTTTCTTTTGTACTTTCTTTAAGAATAAAAAGTTTTTGGGATTCACTTATGACAATTTTATTTTGCATACATTTATAAATACTTTCATAATATTTATTTGATATGTCAAAATCAAGATTAAATCCTGAACTTAAAATCGGAGATAGAGTTAGATGTCTTTTAATGAAGGACGACGAACTTTCAGTTCCTCCTGGAACTATGGGTGTGGTAGAACGTATTTCAAATTTTGGAAATGAGAAACATTACTATGTTAAATGGGAAAACGGAAGTACATTGGCATTATTATCTGACGCAGATGTTTGGGACAAAGGACAAAACAAAAAAAGTGATTCAGAAAATCTTCAAGAGGTTAATATGAAATTTATTCTCAAAAATGAAGAAGTGTGGAAATATTTTAATTTGAGATTAATAACCAAATTTTTCGAGGCCGTTAGACTTTCAGGAATAATTAATATGTTTGGA